GATTTATTCACTACCCATTTGATAAGTTATCAGAAAATGTAATTCATACCTATAAAACATATTACTTCGATGTACCTTATGAAGATGTGAAAGCAAATGTAGTAGCTTTCCTAAATGAAAAGATTCACAAGTTCAATGGGGAGAATGGTAGAGCTTTTTCTTACTTTACAGTAGTAGCTAGAAACTATTTGTTCAATGAGAATAATGCTAACTATGCCAGAATGAAATCAAAAACTGAAGTTAAGTATATTGATAGCTCTCGTAATATTACAAATGAGATTGTAGACCAAAATAACAAAGAAGCTAAATCTGATTTTATAGACCATTTTACAAAATATATAGATTATCATTTATATACATTATTCCAAAAAGATAGAGATAGGGCAATTGCTGATTCAATAAATGAATTATTTAAAAACAGATATGATTTATATTCGTACAATAAGAAGGCACTCTACATACTTATTAGGGAGAGGACTGGAGTACACACTCAATACATAACCAAAGTAGTTGGAAAACTGAAAGGTATGTATGTAGAATTATACAGAGAGTATAATACAAAAGGTCACTTAACAGTGACTTACAAATTAAAGGATAATAATGGATAAGGATACGGAATTATTTAAAGGAAAAACATTCTCAGATATAATGTCTGATGTTTACAACAATTCAAAAAAGAAGGATAGGCAACTTAAACTTCTTATTGCTCAATTAGAACCATTGGTTAAAAATCTAAGTGATGCAACTGTTATTGTTCCTTTGATAAAAGAGTATATGGAAGTTTCCATAAAGAACGATGACCAGATTGTAAAATTAGCAGCTATAGTTCAGAGAATGATGAAAGATGCTAACTCAGGTGATGATGGCGGGTTTGGATTAAGTGATGATGAGAAAAAGCAATTAATATCAAACGCTAAAGAGATAGATAAAACTATCGAAGCATTACAGAATGTAGAAGAGGATATCTAATGCCAGGTAAAGGAACGATAACAGTAGGTACTGTACAAAAAATAACCTTAAAAGATTCTGATGTAAATGAAGTACACGCAATCCAATGCTTCAATCAAACTACAGTAAATCAACAAATTAAAGCATATCCATTTGATATGTCTATTAGAAGGATTCCATTAATCGGTGAATCTGTTATATTAATTCAAGGTACTTCTGGTGAAGCAAAGCCCGAAAAAAGAAATTCTAATACAACATTCTATTATCTAAATCCGATATCAGTACAAAAGAATCCCCACAACAACGCATTACCAACATCCAAAACATTACTTTCAGCAGCCGCAGGAGCAGCAGGATACGCAGCAGCAGCCGCAGGTGTTCCAGGTATTAGTGGTGGTGGTTCTTCATCTAAATTAGGTAAAGGATTTTCTGAAAGAAGTGATGTAGGTTCGGTTCAACCATTTATAGGTGATGTATTATTAGAAGGTAGATTCGGACACTCAATGAGATTTGGATATACACCCAACGGTTCGGATACAACTAAAACCCCAACTTGGAGTTCTTCAACTGATAATGACCCTATTACTATTATCTCTAATGGTAGAAAGAGTGGTGGTTCATATAACAAATTTATTATAGAGGATGTTAATGATGACCTTTCATCTATATGGTTAGGTTCATCTCAGAAAATAAAACTAACCCCAGCACAAACTGGATTAGGTGGACTTCCTGCCCCTGGTAGTTATTCCAAACCATCAATAGTAATGAATTCCGATAGAATATTTCTAAACGCTAAAAACGAAAGTGTTATAATAGCTGCTAAAAAAGATATTATAAATGCAACACCGGGTTGGCAGATGGAGATGGATAAACTATTTACTTTGATAGAGAAGTTAGCAAGTGAGTTAAAAGATTTAACCTCAGCAACTTCAACTTATGCAACTGGGGTTGGACCTACAGGTCCGGCTACAAATGCTGGAAAAGTTGCCTCTATACTTAGTGATATAAAAGCAATGAAACAATAATATGTCCGCACTTTGGCCCACATTCATACCAGTAGTAGGTGGTTACCTTAACTCATCTATAGAAGGAAAGACTCACGAAGAAACCGCTGAGAAGATAGCATCAGAGTATCATAAAGCAGTAAAACTTGCTAAGACATCACTCCATGCAAACCTACCATTGGTACAAGCACCATACGTTCCAATTAAGATGGCTATAATGAAAACGTTAAATGATATAAGGGAATCTGAAGGTAAACCAAAGTTACCTCACTTTTTAGATTGGGCTAACGCAACATCAACATATTGGTTATCAACCACAATGTCCCCAGCACCATTTCATCCAGTCAATATGGGTTTATCAACAGCAACAGTTGGAGTACCTGCACCAATATCACATATCATAAATAATGGTGGGGTTATCCCAGCGTTACAAAACGATTTGTTAACAGCATTCACACATACACAATCTGCAGTTCCATATGGTATTCCATTCGCAACAAAATTAGTAACTGCATTTAAGAATCATTTAACGACTGTTGGTGGATTACATACCGAATTAGTATTTCCAGGTTCACCTGCAACACCACTTCCACCATTTCCTTCACCACAACCTTGGGTTGGTTTGGTTTAAATTGGTGTAAAACGAAAGTTTTTAATATTTATATATAAAGTACACAATTATGAAAGCAAAAGAATTAGCACAATTATTGGAATTAGTAGTAAGAAAGGTTGTTCGTGAAGAACTTAAACCTATCATTACGGAAGTTAGAAATGCTTCTAAGCCAATTATCAAAGAAGTAAAAGTTAAAAAAAGAATAGTTGAAAAAGACCCACTAGATATTAATTTATCAGAACTTCTTTCTGAAGATAGTGGAACACCTAAAACAGAACAAAAAACATTTATTAAGAATCCAATGTTAAACGATATGTTAAATGAGGTAGCTGATAGTGGTGAGTGGAGAAATCTCAATGATACTCAATTCTCATCTAATCAAGCTCAATCATTTATGCAAGGTGGTTCTACTTCAGTAGCACCAACCGTTGATATAGATGGTAGACCAATTGATACGAGCAATCCAGAAGTAGCAAATGTAATGGGAGCTATAACTAAAGATTATTCTCAATTGATGAAAGCGATTGATAAGAAGAAGGGTAGATAGTGATGGCTAAAGAGAGAAAAGAATATTTCTACAATCCTATAGACTTTAAAAAGGATGTTGCTGTTGGCATTAAACTACCATTTGGGAAACCAAACGGATTGTTTACACTAAGTTATACAACTGAAGAGCAAGCAGTATCTAATTTGAAGAATCTATTATTGACTAAAAAAGGTGAAAGACCATTTCAACCATTATTTGGTTCAGATGTGTACGCTCAACTATTTGAAAATATAGATTTGAACCTTAGTGATAGGATTTCAGAAACTCTCTCGAAAGATATAAAATTTTGGTTACCTTATATAGTTATTGACAATATAGATATTGAAACAGAACCCGACAGAAATTTTGTAAGAATAAAATTAAGATTTAGGGTAACGGAGCAGGGTGCAAATAGACAAATAATAATATTTGTTGATTCAGCTGGAAGCGTAATAGAATAGGTTAAAGATATGGCAAATAAAAAGAAATCAGATTTAGTACAAAAGGATGTATCGTTAGTCGGTAGAGATTTTGGAGAGTTTAGAAAAAACCTAATTGAGTTTTCTAAAAACTACTTCCCAAATACTTACAATGATTTTAACGAATCATCTCCTGGTATGATGTTTATGGAAATGGCATCGTATGTGGGTGATGTGTTATCATTCTATACAGATACACAATTAAGAGAATCGTTACTAAGTACAGCCGAAGAGAATGTAAACTTATTTAATATAGTAAACTCTTTAGGATATAAACCTAAGAATATTATTCCAGCATCAGTAACAATGGATGTATTTCAATTAGTACCAGCAACTGGGGTTGGTGATAATGTAAAACCTGATTTTGATTACGCTATGACAGTTGGGGCTAATATGATTATTGGTTCTACGGATTATTCAGATGTAGAGTTTACAACTATAGCTCCTATTGATTTTGCGTTCTCATCATCATTTGACCCAACAGAAATATCAGTATATCAAATAGATGAAAATACAAATGTACCAGTTTACTATTTGTTAAAGAAACAAATTAAAGCTACTAGTGGTAAAGAGAAGGTAAAAACCTTTAATTTTACATCACCTAAGATATACGATAAGATTAAGATAGAAGAAGAAAACTTAGTTAGAATAAAAAACATTAAAGATTCAGATGGGGATACTTGGACTAGAGTTCCTTACTTAGCACAAGATACTGTATTTGAACAAATAGATAACAACGAAGATAACTCAACATACCTACACCAATACAGTGGTGATACACCATACCTCTTAGAACTTAACAGAGTTCCTAAAAGATATACAACAAACTTTGAAGATGATGGTATAATGGTTATTGGGTTTGGAGCGGGTATATCATCTAATGCAGATGAAGAGATAATTCCTAATCCCGATAACGTAGGTTCAGCACTTTATGCAGAAAATCAGAATTTAGATACAACATTAGACCCATCTAACTTCTTATATACAAAAACCTATGGTGTTGCACCACAAAATACAACTCTTACTGTTACTTACTTAATAGGTAATGGTATTGTAGATAATGTTCCAGCTGGAGATTTAGTTAGTGTTGTATCAAGTAACACTATTTTCAAAAACGAAATAAATTTAAACAAAAACTTAGTTTCATTTTGTAAACAATCAATAGCATGTTCAAATCCAAACGCAGCTGTTGGTGGTAAAACAACAGAATCTCAAGAAGAAATTAGACAGAATGCTATGGCATTCTTCGCCGCTCAAAATAGAACTGTAACGAGAGAAGATTATGTAATGAGATGTTACGCACTTCCACCTCAATTCGGTTCAGTAGCAAAAGCATATTTAGTTCAAGACTATCAATTGGAAAATTCAAAAGTAGATGGTCAGTATATCAATACTGAGATTCCAAACCCATTAGCATTAAATTTATATACTTGTGGTTATGATAATCAGAAAAACCTAACGGCTTTAAATCCAGCAACAAAGTATAATTTAAAAACTTATATATCATATCATAGATTGTTAACAGATGCAGTTAATATTAAAGATGCACATGTTGTAAATATTGGTGTAAACTTTGAAATTGTAGTTTTACCTGAGTATAACTCTAACGAAGTTTTATTAAGAGCTATTGATAGATTAAAAAGTTACTTTGATATTGATAATTGGAGAATTAATGAACCAATTAATCTATCTAAGTTATATGTGGAGATTGATAAGGTAGATGGGGTACAAACTGTAGTAAGACCTGATAAAGATGGTAAGGGTGGTTTACAAATTACTAATAAATTTAATGGAAACTACTCACCAAACAAATATAGTATAATTAACGCAACCAAAGGTGGTGTAATATATCCGCCTAAAGACCCATCCATATTTGAAGTTAAATTTCCAAATACAGATATTAGAGGACAGGTTATAACACAGCAGTTCTAAACGAGGATATAGTATGATTTATAGAATATACGGACAAAAAGACACTACGATTTATGAGTTGAACACTCGCAAGTCACAAAACACAGGTTTAGATGAAGTCTTAGAGGTTAGTAAACTTTACGATGAGGCTACTCAATCTACACTTGTAGGTAATAGTAGAGTATTAACTAAATTTGATATTGCTGCTATATCTAAATCTATAGTAGATGGTGATATCCCTTCAAGTCCTAATTTTCAATTGAACCTAACATCTGTAGGTGAAGAAGAAGTATTATCAGAATACAAATTAGAAGTTTACCCAGTATCACAAAGTTGGTCTGAGGGTATGGGGCAATTTTATGATACCCCAATCAATAGTGATGGGTGTAGTTGGGAGCGACGTGAAGGAACTTTATTATGGAATGTAGGTGGAACATCCATATTTAACGGAGTAGCCGTAGAAACAACACCAAAATCAGGAGTTGTATTATACGAATCATTTACGAATGGTACTGGTTCAGCTCATTTAACAGAATCTATAAATGATTTTAATGGAAATGAACCAAGCGCATTAATACAAAACGAAAAACTAATTATATCAGCATCTAACTTCGCAGGAACTACATTAGTATTTCCAGCGTATCTACAAAATGGTATTAATTATGGAGTACAATTTCAAATAGACCCCGCATCATTTGATGATGTGACATTCAGAATCAAAGACCCTAATGGGGTTCTTAAAACTGAAGGAGATTATGCTGGTATGGTAGGTGCTATAACTGCATCATCAACTCAATCATTTGATTTAACAGCAACTGCAACCGGTGAGCATGAATTAAGATTTACGTTCTTTGATGGGAGTGGTGATGGTACATCAACCACTGGTTCATTTGATGAAGTTTATGTTTATCAAAAAGAAGGTAACTTAATAGTATGGGATACGTTTACTCAAAACGAAGGTAATTTTAAATTAAGAAACAGAGTTAATCATTCTATAGATGCAAACATAAGAATGTTCGCATCAGAATCTAAATTAAATTTATATGCAAAAGAAGGTGGTGCTGATGCACAATACTCAATAGAACTTCAAAAAGGAGTTAACTATCAATTATCCTCATCAATAACGCCTGGTGATTTTAGTCAAATAGATTTTACAATATATGATGCAGATGGGTTGAATATGAGAACAGGTGTAGATGGATTGAGAAGTAAATTTACTTCAGCTGGAACACAATCGTTATCATTTACACCAATAAAGACTGGAAATTATATATTCGCATACACATATTTTAATTCAGCAAACTCATCGATGACTGGTTCATTAGATGATTTCAAATTAACATATACAGGTTCCATCTCTACAGCTGCTGTATCTGAAGCGGGGTGGAATAAAAATTCTGGTGGAGCTACTTGGTACACTGCTTCTGTGGATAATACACAATACTCACAAACATTTTCAAAATATACTAATAACTTAAACTTAGATGTTACAAAATATGTAACAGATATGTTGGAGCTTGCTAGGCCTAATGATGGGTTCTTAATTAAGAGAAGTAGTTCGGAAGAAGCTGATTCTTTAAAATATGGTTCATCTAAATTCTTTTCAAATAATACCCATACTATATACGTTCCTACATTGGAAGCTAAGTGGGATGATTCAACATTCGCAACAGGTTCACTTACAGAACTAACATCGGATGATATAACGTTATATATGAAGAATTTAAAAACAGAATATAAAGAATTATCAAGAGCTAAATTAAGAGTTGTTGGTAGAGAAACATATCCTCAAAGAAGTTTTACTAATTCGGCACCATACACCCAAATTAAATATCTCCCATCAACTACTTATTACCAGGTTAGAGATGTAGAAACAAATTTAGTATTGATTCCGTTTGATACGGCTTATACAAAAGTAAGTTGTGATTCAACTGGAAACTTTTTTGATTTTAGATTTAATACATTACAACCTGAGAGATTTTATCAATTCGAATTTAGAGTTGATAGAAATAGTAATAAGCAATATTTCGATGGGTTCGTATTTAAAGTGGTAAGATAATGGCAGAACAAAATATAACAACAGAGCAAGAACAACAACTTAGAGATATTAAACGAAATAGCTCTAATCAGATTGTGTCTTATACTATAGATACGGATGAAACACCAGGGTTAGCGTATGGGTATAAAAAAGTACCAGCCGTTTTTACAAACTATGAAGAATCTGTATTTAACCGTACTATTGACCAATTATCAAATGAGTTAATAGTCAATCTACCAGAAGTACCATTAGAAATAATACAACAAAACTTTATAGAGGAATCAAACCTATATGAAGTTCAAGGTAATAAATTAGTATCCATTCAGGGTGCAGAACCAGAGGATGAACCAAAAGATGAATTTAGTGGTAGATATGAATTATCATCAGCAGCCCAATCCGCTAGAGATAAAAAACCTGATGAAGTTGGAAATGGGTACGCATTTCAGAATTCTCACTTTGGTGGTGTAAGTTACTATAATAATGGAGTAAGGGATGAATCTGATGGATACCTTACTTCAGCAGGTCATAAAGAAATACGATGGGATACTAAAGTATTCGGACCAGAACTGCAAGACTTTGGATATAGAGTTACTAAAGAATTAATAGAATCGGGAAGAAACCTTAATATTAGAGCAGTGGTTAGTTTTTGTATAGCACATTCTAATGGAAATGATGTAGGAGCATACGCTTCTATACGAAGGCAAAGAGCTGGTGATTTCGCTGTCCCAACATATAGATTTAATACAAAAGGACAGACGTACACGTCTCCATCATACCCAATGTTACAATGTGTATTAGATATTCCAAACTCACAATTAGTAGAAAATGATTTATTCCAAATATCATCAGTATTTGGTTCGATTAATGATGGAGTTTATATTTATGGTCATAAGTGTGTATTTGAAGTAACGGCACAATTACCTGAAGAACCATCAATATCTTGGCCGCCATTCGGTGATACGGTAGCTTCTGGTGGAAATGTAGCAATAGGAAATCAAGATGAAGCACAAGAAACTGAAACTAGGGCAGATTAATAAAAAGGTAACAAATGGGAATAGATAGATTTCAAAATACGGATATATTAGTATCATCAAAGGTACCTGTAGAGTCTGTCCAAGTTTATTCCTTATCGGATTTTATAAACTTAGAGAAAAATATACTAAAATTACAAACAGGTAATTTAGATACACAAACTTTAGTAGAATCACATATATTTTCAGCAGATAAATTGGTTCATTCAAATGAACCTTATTCAATTAATTATCAAAATAATACTACAGAAGAAGATATAGATGTTGATATCTTAGTAAAACCTGAAGGTGATGTTAGATTAGGTAATTTAGATTCAGGGTACTATAGTTTAGTTTACAATTTTGTAAAAAAACTATCACCTACAATGAAGGTTGCTAATATAAATTCAGATGGAACTGAATTAGAATTAGTAGTAGAAAGTGATAACTATAATTTACAAACATTATTTAATCTTGTAACTAACCCACCTCAACAAGGAATTGGAAAAGCTGGAGATAAGTTAAATTTAGCATTAAACTTTGGGCAAAACGAAATATCAATGATTACTGATATTAGTTTTTATAACAATAAAAGAGTAGGTGAGATAGTAACAAACGTATTACACCCCACAGGTAGTATGACTAATGGTTCACTAACATTCTTTTCTCCATCAACTGAGGGTAAGGATGCAAACCAATGGATTGAATTCTACAATGATGAATTACCCAACAACTTTCAAAAGAATGTTTTCAGAGCTACTGGAAGAAGTGCACGATTTAATTTAGTAATAAACGAATTCGGAAACGCAGAGTATCAACAGGAAACAAATGCAAATGGGGAGAAGGAGTATTACATTCAAGGAAATCCTATAACTGATTTACAATACCCAATACCAGCTGGGTGCGAATACTATAACAGACCTCCTATAAGTAATTGGACTAGAGGGTACTCCGATATTAAAAAATATTCTAAAGTTAGATACTACGATGAATCATTTGTCCCATCTAAACTTCATAGTGTAATAATAAAATTATACAAACCTTTAAAAGATGGGTTATCCCCATTCAATTGTACTATTGATAATATGGTAAGGGAATCTTACATTGATAGAGTACTATTATATGATATAGATAAACCATCAGAACAACCTAACTTCTCAGCACCAAACTTTAAGATTGATATGGGTAACTATGGGAAATCTCAAGGTACTGATTTAAAAAGTTGGAATGATTTATTAGATACTAACCTTTCAACTTCACAACAAATAATTGATAAGTATATTAGTGGTTCGTTTGGTAATGTGAATCTTAATTTAGATTACACATACTTTGGTAACTTTGTAAAATACTCATCAGCTGTTGAGCGTGTAAATAATCTAAAATACAAACTATCTCTTATAGAACAATTTGATGCAAGAATAAATACATTAGAATCAGTAAGTGGTTCGGATGCATCAACAAATATATCACAATCTATATCAAGAAAAGATAATGTTGTAAGTGGTATGGATGGTTGGGAGCGTTGGATGTATCAAGAATCTACTGGTTCTTTATATACTCATTATAGTTCTTCCAATTTCCAATTACATCCTTGGCCAAAGCAAAGTACATATCCTAATGTAAATTATAGTGTAACTTCATCTGAAGCAATAAGCGCTTATAATGGTTTAATAGATTCGGCAAGTATCTTTGATTCACTTAACGATGCTAGATTAACAAAAGTAGTACCAGCCTCAATTGTTGAGGACCCGTTAAATCAAGAATATGTTTTATTCGTAGATATGATTGGGCATCATTTTGATATAACTTGGTCTTATATAAACGCATTAACATCTGTTAACGAAAGAGAAGAACATCCATACGATGGTATGCCAAACGAACTTCTTTATGATGTAGCAAAATCTATGGGTTGGAAACTAACACATGGTAAAGATACATCTGAGTTATGGGAGTTTGGATTGGGAACTGATAAGTTTGGTAATGTACCTAATAGTGGTTCACTCCCATCTAAATCACACGAACAAATTAATAATGAAGTATGGAGAAGAATTGTAAACAATATTCCATATCTTCTAAAAACAAAAGGTTCGGCAAGAGCCGTTAAAGCATTAATTGCTACATATGGTATTCCACAAACATTCTTATCAATTAGAGAATATGGTGGACCTATAATTGAAAATAATGTAAGGCAATATTGGGAACATGATAGATTTGTTTACCATTTAAGAATGGATAAAGATAACTACATTACAGTTCCTTGGGATAAGGTTACTGATATAGACCCAGCAACTTATGAAATTAATGACCCAAACCCAATAGATGTTATAGAAATACAACTTCAACAAAACTTAAATAGAGATACTGGTATAATCAGAAAAGGAAATGATTTTGCAGTATTATATGAATCAACTACACCAACCGATTTAAGTAACTCTAAAGGTAACATACACTTTTATTTAAGTGGAAGTGGTGGATATAAATCAGCATCTATAAATGATGTGAATATATTTGATTCTCTTATGGGTACATTATTAATTGAAAGAGAAAATTCAGTTGATGATATAACTAAAGATAACATATACAAACTACAGTATAGAAAAAATAAAAAAGATAGAATAACAATAAGTGAATCTGCTAGTATATCAATTAATGGTTCAACCGAATCATCATATAATAAAGCTTGGGTAGATAGTGGTACTGTTGAATTTGGTAATTCATTCGGAACTATATCAGGAGCCCCAACCATTTGGGGTGATGTAAATCCAATGAGTGGTTCTATTCAAGAGATTAGATATTGGGCTGAAGCATTAAAAGATATTGTTATCGATGAACATACTCTATCTAGAGAATCATATCATGGTAACGCTATGACATCATCTTACTTTGATTTAAAGTTTAGATTTTTACCAGATTCTAATTTAAAGACAATTAACAATCCTGATTCACATGCATCACAGCATCCGAATCAAAAAGTATTTAAAACAGAAAACAATTATATACTATCAGCATCATTATTTAATTTTGAAAACGATGATTTGATTGGTGTAACTGAAGAGTACTACACAAAAGTACCATCAGCTGGGGCTAACAATATTATGAATAATAAAGTTAGAGTTGAGAGTAACCCATTAAGAGGTGTATTAAATACAGATAACAAAGTAGAAAAATCCCAATACGATTCAGCACCAGTTGATTCAAATGTAGTTGGTGTTTATTTAGCAGCTACTAAAATGTATAACGATGATATCATAAACCATACAGGTTATTTTGAAATAGATGATTTGATTGGCGATCCTGATAATAGGATTGGATATACCGAACAAAACGAAGATTTAGATTATGTTCGTAGACAAGTATTTAAAAAATACTCAAACAAAAACTTAATCAATAATACGATTGATATTCTTGCTAAATACGATATGTCGGTGTTTGAACAAATCAGACAAACGATGCCAGCTAGAGTTGATTACAATTCTGGTATCTTAATTGAACCACATATTTTAGAAAGACCTAAGGTTAAATCATTAACCCAAATAACTCAGACTAGACCAATGTATGATGCACACATCCCTACATTGGAAAGACCTTTAAGCGCATCTAAACATATATTAGAAACTGAAGTTACAAATTCGTACTCATTCTCAGCAGAAAAAATTGGATATGAAACAACAATATCCGAATCGGTATTTAACCTATCAGCTGATAATATATTATATGAAGGTAATGCTATAGATTTAGAGAAGATGTTTATCATCACTTCTCAAAAAAGTGATATAGAAGAATTGGGTAATCCACAAATTAGAGATATGTACTCACCATCAACATACAAATATACAATACCTGTTTACAGCTTAGGTTCTGATGTTGGGTATGGTTTAAATTGGAATACTGGTTCTAATGGTAGTTGGAACTACAACCCATTAGCAACGACTATTGTAAATAGTAAACCATCTCAATACGCACAACGTAGAAAGTTATTCTTTAGTACGGAATTATCAGCATCAATGAATCTTCCAAATTCATCATCATTAGTACCATCTGAAACATCAACTGATGAGTTACCATTAGCAGTTGAGAATTTAAGATTCTTAGGATGTAAGATGACATCTGATTCACTAACAACAAATTCACCTGATACTCCAGATGGAAAACCTGTAATAGAAATATTTAAAGCAGACCCTAATGTGTTAATAAA